CGTACGAGGACTCCGTGCCGCTGCGCTGGCCGAACTGGTCCTTGCGCGGCGGCCGGTACATCGTCACGGTCGGCGTGCGGCCGACCGGCAGGTAGCTCATCGCCGAGCCGCCTGGAAGCGCTCCCACTCCGAGCGCCACCGGTAGTCGGCGAGCACGCCCCGCTGCTCCAGGCCCGGGGCGGTCATGATGGTCCCGAACGCCGGCGGGTTCGCCGGCGACATCCAGGACAGCTCCTCGTCGGTGAACACGAACTGGTCGGTGCGGGTGTCCGTCGAGTGCGTGATCGACTCGACGAACGGGCCCACCGACTCCGAGTGCTGCGAGGCGCTCTCGGGGTTCAGCAGGATGCGCCGCACCGCTCGCGCGACCGCGAACGCGGCCAGGTCGGGGTCGACGGTGCCGGCGGCGATGTACTCATCGAGCCGAGGGATCTTCCTGCGTGCCACCGCGGACATGCTCGCGATGAGCCCATCCGCGTAGGAGGTCTCCGAGGAGGTGAGGGGGCGCACCAGGGCGGCCGCCACATCCGATGCGGTTGCGAGCGGTTCAGCCATGATGCGCCCCCTTCTGTCAGGCGCTCAGAACCGTGGCGACCATGGCCAGGTTCGGGTTCGCCAGGACCGGCATGCCGATCGCGGACACCTTGGTCCACATCGACACCGGGTCGAAGGTGTGGTACGTGCCGGCGACGATGCCGGCTCCCACACCCGAGTACCCGTTCTCCATCGACTCGGCCGTGGTCCCGTAGAACGTCTGACCCATCTGCGCGGCGTCGTGCGAGCCGTTCGCCGGCAGGAGCAGGATCTTGTTCTGCGGGATGAACCGGGTCGCGGTCCCGCCCACGCTGTACTGCGCGTCGTACAGCGAGATCGGCGGCAGGCCGAACGCGGCCAGGGCCGAGTTCACCGCGGTCCGAGTCACCAGCGACGGCTGCGTGTCGCCGGTCGGGAACACGATGTTCCGGATCTCGGCGGAGCGCATCAGGATCGCCAGCACCTTGCGGTTGGCCAGGATCTGGCCGGGCTCGGTGCCGTTGAGCGCGACGTACGCGTCCTGCCACCGGAGCAGATCCTCCAGCGGCGTCGGGGCGGCGCCGTCCCAGTAGTCGCCCGTGGTGTCGGCGTCGACCTCCGCGGCGCTGTCGCGACCGAAGTCGGCCGACAGCGACAGGCCGTTCTCGCTGAAGGTCAGCGAGGCGTCCAGGAGGGCGTCCGCGCGGGCCTTCTCGAACCGGGCCTCCAGCTGACGGGTCAGCCGGACAGCGTCCTCCAGGATCGCCGAGCGGATCTCGCCGTCCAGGTTGCGCTGCTTGAGCCGGTAGTACTCACCCTGCCGGATCTTCCGGCTGATGGGCGGCAGCTCGCCGGACACGCGCGACACCCCGGGCCGGTTGGTGACCGGAGCCTCGGTGTCGAACGCGCGGAAGGTCGCGGCCTCCATCAGGCCCTCGCCGCCCTTGGCGAAGCGGAAGTCCAGGTCGTTCAGCGTCTTCGCCGGCAGCTGCTGGCTCAGCGTGAACTGGTTGACCTGGAGGTCCATCAGCGCGGCACGGACGTAGCCCGTCAGCTCCTGAGGAGTGACGTAATCAGTGATCAGAAACATGATCGTTCACTCCCCTCAGACGAAGATGACGTGCGGCAGGTCCGCCGCGTAGGTGGTGGTCCCGTTGTCGACCGACACGGAACCCTTCTTGGCCACGTCGGTCACCGGCAGCTTGGTCTTGTCCACGAAGCAGTGGAGGACCATCGCGCCGGCGACGGCGGTGGAGTTCGCCTTGACCTGGACGGCCTCCAGGAGGATGCCCACGCCGTTGTCGTTGCTGCCGTCCCCGGTGCTCAGGGCCGGGTTGTACGGCCCGTACTTGCCGGAGTCGAACTTGGCGATGACCAGGCCGGACTTGAGGTAGCCGTCCGGGTAGTGGTCCGCCTTGGTGAACTTGGAGACGTCCAGAGTCACTGTGCGACCGGTGTCGGCGCCGTGGTCGGAGACCAGCCACCGCTGGTCGTCCTGGCTGAACGTCTCCGTGGTGAGGCTGAGGTCCATTGTGGACCCCTCCTTTCCTACGAAGAAGTGGTTTGCGGGTGCATCCGCTGGTACTCAGCGAATCCCGCCTCAACACTCGGCACAGTGGATCCCTGTCGGCTTCCCTGCCCGAAATCGTGTCGCTGCTCCTGCTGCTTCTGCGCCGGAGCAACGGAATCGACGAACGCCTTCACCTTGTCGGCATCGGCAGAACCGTCGTCCTTCATGAACCGCGTGCGGTCCACGCCATCCAGCAGGGCGGAAAGGCGATCGCCGTCCAACCTGCCGGCCGCAGCAACGGTGAACTGTGCGTCCACCAACCGCGACCCGACCTCCTTCAGGGTGGCCTCACGCGCCTCCTTGGCGGCGGCGTCGATGGCCTTCTCCTGTTCGGTCTTGCTCGCCTCGACCAGCTTCTGGTACTCGGCGGCCTTGGTCTTCAGGTCGTCGTAGTCCGACATGGACTTGACGCCCTGCTCGTGCTTGCGCGACTGCGCCTTCCAGTACTCGACCTGCTGCCCCAGCGTCATCTCACGCCACGGCGTGTCGGCCGGGAAGCCGGCGTCGTCGCCCTTCTTGTCGTCCGCGGCCTGCTTGCCAGCTTCGCCGCCGACCGGACCCTCGGAACCCTGCGCACCGGTTCCCGGGTCCTCGTCCTTTGCCAACTGCTCGCCCAGGGGCTTGCTCATGACTCAACTCCCATGTCGGGACTGTTGGGCAGCCCTGGCGGCGCCCAGACGGATAGAGCCCCATCCAGATCCCCCGGTAACCGGGACCGCTCTGGAGGGCGTCGGCACATCAAGGGGCTGTGATGCAGAACCCCCGGTGCACCAGGGATTCACGGCTTGGCGGGTAGCAAGCGCCAGAGGCCGGCCTTGTACTAAGCGGCAGAAGGGTTCTGCCGAGCTTGTGCGTCCACAATGGACTCGTGGTGGTGCGTCAGATTCGGGAGCTGACCCGGCGACACCCAGTGCTGGCCGCGGACGCCGAGCACGGGGCCCAGCTCGCCGTGGTTGTGCACGATGATCAGGTCGCGGTAGTCGCCGGCCGACCGGGCGTCCGCCGACGCGTCGCCGAAGGTATCCCGGATCTCCGCGTGCGACTGCGACAGCAGCTTGTCCGCGGCGATCTCGTGGTCGGTGAGGGTGTCCTCGTCGTAGATCGGCTGCACCGAGCAGTCGCAGCCCGGATGGATCTGCAACTTGTTGATCTTGTGGTACGTGTTCGTCGACGCGACGATGCACAGGCCGCAGGAGTACGAACCCTCCAGCTGCCGCCGCCACGCGATCGCCTTCGAGTCGGCGCCGAGGATGTCATGCGAGACTTCCCGCTTCGCCAGCTGGAGGTCGGTCGTCGCGAGGTTCACCGCGCGCTTCCCGGCCAGCTCCACGGCCTCTTCGAGCGTCTTGCCCTTCGACTGCTTCCACCGCACCGTCTCGCCCGGCCGGGCGTAGACCTCCAGCGGGTCGACGCCGCGAAGCGCCGAGTACCGCCGCGGGTTCACCTTCACCTGCCGGGCCGCGGTCCCCAGCGACAGGGACCGGTACTCCGACAGGAAGCCGGCCGTAAGGTTCACCATCTGCTGCTGCGAGCCGGCGACCGCCGCCGCGGCGTCCTTCGCGAACGCGTCCACGTCGGACTGCTGCCAAGACGTCAGCGCCGCCCACAGCGACTCGATCAGGGAGCCGAGCGAGGAGCGGAGCGAGTCAGTGCTGGCCTGGTACGACTCAACCAGCGCTGCCAGACCCGCCCGACTTTCCACCGCGGGCTGCCTGCGGGGCCTTGTTGCCACCGTTAGACCTCCCACCAGACGGTGCCGGCTTGCCAGACGATCCACCGCTGGACGGCGAACCCGGGGCCGGCTTCGGGGCCAGGGCCGCCTGCTGCTTCATCATCGACAGCTGCTGCGCCTGCTGCTTCAGCTCCTGCTGCTGCTGCTCCTGCGACAGCCGGTCGATCTCCGCCGGCGAGAACTTCCAGATGTTGCGCCAGATGCCGATCTGCGGGATCGAGCCGGCCTGCGCCGCGGCCTGCGACTTCTCGATCATCGAGGCCTTGTCGGTGTCGTCCCACATCAGCTCCAGCGACGCCAGGTCCGCCCGCTGCTCGTCGCCCATCCACCGGAAGCACAGGCTGATCACCTTCGCCCAGCGCGGGTCGACGCGGTCGATCCGGTCGTCGGCCTTGCCGACCTGGCCCTCCCGCGACAGCGAGGCGCCCTCCGCGGTCTGGTTCGCCGAGTCCGGCGAGAAGACGTACATCGGGGTCATGGTCGCGGCGGAGAACTGCTGCTGCGCGTCCTTGATCGCCGACAGGATCCCGGTCATGTCGACCTGCGGGATGACCTGGAGCAGCGAGTCCTTCGGCAGCGCGAAGATGCCGCCCGGGTCCGAGGTGAAGATCTTCTCGTAGTCGATGATCTCGCCGCGGAGTTCCTCGACGGGATGGTCCTCGGGGTACCGCTGCGGCAGGCCGGTCGCGGCGAGCCGCTGGAACGCCTGGTAGGTCGCGATGACCATCTGGTTCATGATCATGCGGTTGAGACGGTCGAGCAGGTCGGTGTGCGGCTCGAACTCGGCGACACCGCGGCGGTTGACGAACCGCACCACCGGCACCATGCCGCCCAGCTTCGGGATCGGCGCCGAGCGCTTCGTGTCCCAGGTCCAGTCCTGGTTGACGTACGGGGCGTGGTCGTCCAGCCGGGAGCACTCGTGCCACGCCACCAGCAGCCGCGTGTCCGGGCCCGACGGCGGCAGCCCCAGGCCCTGCACCGACGGGTCGTCGCCCTCGGAGTCGACGTGCGGGTCGCCGCGCAGCACCAGGACCGCGAAGTCCTTGCCCTGCACGCTGTCGTGCCACGCCTTGTGCGCCGCCAGGGTCGAGCCCGTCGCCGGGTCCTCCTCGGCCACGCACTCCCGCGGGTCCTCCGCGGTCACCAGCGGCACGCCGGTCTCCGGGTTGACGTCGCCGACCCACACCAGGCCCTCGGACAGGCCGCACATTCGCTCGTGCGTGTCGCGGAACACGACCTTCATGCCGGCCCGAGTGATGACCTTCCAGGCGTCGATGTCGCCGGCCTCGTCGTCGTCGGCGCCGGTGCGGATCCCGATGGGGCGCATCCGGTTGGTCAGCGACAGGACCGTCGGCTCGGCCAGGTTGACCCGGCACGACTCCTGGAACAGGGCGAACGCCGCCTGGCACTGCTCGCGCTCCACCGGCAGCGGCGGGTTTCCGGCGAGGTAGGCCTCCAGCTGGTCGAACCGCTTCGCCCGCTCCGGATCCGTGCGCTTCAGCGAAAGCCGGATCATCCACCAGCCGGGGGTCATCGGGGTCTTGATGTCACCAAGGGCCACGGAAACCCCCTTAGTGAATGCGGAACGGTACGTAACTCCGGTTGTCGTCGATCGCCAGACCCTTGGCCACGGCGTCGTTGCGGGCCTGCCACGCCAGCACCGCGGCGATGAACGCGTCGATCTTGCGCGGCGACTTCGGGAAGTCCTTCTTCACTGTGAGGTGGTTGTGGTCGATGCGCCGGCGGCCCTGCACGACGTGCTTCCACAGCGTCGGAGACCCGTCGTGGGACAGCTCGCGCTGCACGACGGCCTCCTGGAACGCCAGGAACGCCCGCTCGGCCTTCGCCACCGACCCACCGGTCATCCACCACTCGATTGGGTGCGCCTTCGGCCCGACGCCCAGCCGCTCGCCGTACTTGGCCTCCCACTTCGAGACCCAGCCTTCCCAGCGCGCCGGGTCGGCGTAGAAGCCCACCACGCGGTAGTTCTTGAAGCACTCGGCGACCGTCGCGTCGATCTGGTCCGCCGGCGGGTTCCAGCCCTTGCCCTTCGGGCCGTCGGGCTGCTCCCAGACGCCGATCTCGAACAGGTGCCCGTCCTTGACGCGGCAGCCGACCAGCGCCGTCGAGTCCGCCACGCCGGTCTTGACGCCGCGGGAGCCGTCGAAGCCGAGGACGATCGTCTCGCCCTTCTTGATCTCCGGCACGTCGCGCGCCATCTTCTCGGCGTGCACCGCGTTCCACTCGTAGTTCGCGATGAACTGGTCGCTGGCGTGCGTGATCTGGTTCAGGAAGTTGCCGCGGGCCATCTGGAGGTCGGTGTTCGGCGACCGCATGGCGTTCATCCGGTCTTCCAGGTCCGACCAGCCCGGCCGGATGCACGGCGGCTCGTGGATCAGGCACTCGTCGACGTCCGCCGAGTCGCCGTACGCGATCGCCAGCCCTCGCAGCAGCGAGGCGTCGTCGTCGATCTCCGTGTCGCCGGGAGCCTCGCGGTGGTCGTACAGCAGCGTGTTCGGCACCTTGCGGCCCTCGACGATCGCCGACCAGAACGCCGCGGTCTCCTCCGCCACCGAGCCCTCGCCCGGGACGAACGCGTTCGGCGACTCCAGCGTGCTGCCGCCGATCTTCGTGGCGTTGTCCCGGAGCACCTGGGCCAGCCGCAGGCCGCCGTTGGTGGCGACCCACTCCTCCGTCTGGTCCATGATGCTGAACACCGCGCGGGCGCCCTTGATGGACCGCGCCGACGACGGCATGGGTTCGATCCGGCCCCGCGGCAGGTTCACGAACCCGCCCAGCGGCTCGGTGCCCGGGTAGTTGTCCAGCACCGGGCCTTCGAGCAGCTCCAGCAGCGGCGTCCACGAGTTGCGCATGACCTGCTTGTCCGAGACCGCGGCCACCAGCACCAGCGGCGTCCGGATCTCCGACCACGGGATCCCCACCGGCTGCCCGTCGGCGTCCCAGCCGCCCGGCACCACCGGGCCCAGGGCCTCCGCGCAGGCGATCGCCGCCAGGAACGGGCTCTTGCCCCAGCCTCGGGGCCGGGACAGCACGCCCTGGCGGATCTTCCGCTTGCCCTGGCCGCGCTTGCCCTTCGGGTCGAGTTCGTAGAACCGCAGCAGGAACTCGGCCTGCTCGCGGGTCACGATGTACGGCTGGTAGCCAGCGCCGGTGTCCGGGGCGGCCAGGTTCTCCGCCATCCAGTCGATGACGTCGTAGCCGAGCGTCGGGCGTTCACCCTCGAACGTCGGCTTCCACGGCATGGGTCAGTCCGTGTCGGGCGCCGGCGCATCCGGCTGCCTCAGCGGCAGGACGATGCCCGAGCCGCGGGAGTCGTTCGGGTGGTCCGCCGCCAGCTTCAGGGAATCCCGACCGAACCGCTTGCTGGCCTCGTCCGGCGTCACCCTGCCCAGGCGCTTCTCGTCCTTCTCGTCCGCGTCGGCGAAGACGATGCGAAGGCGGGCCCGGTCTTCGGGAGTCGCACCCATCTTGGCCACCCTGAGCCGAACCTCGGCCGCCAGCGTCCACTGCTGCTTCGACCACATCGCGTGGTGCATCAGGGCGGTGTCCAGGAGGAACGACCAGTCCGTCGCGGTGAAGTTGTCCGCCTGCGGGGACGACTTCCACATCTCCCAGAACTCCACGGTCCGCGGGTGCCAGTCGATGTCGTCCGGGAGGTCCGGCGCCTCGGCCGGCTCGAACCGGAGCACGGTCTGTGGGATGGGGTCCTTGTTTCGCCGCGCCCGCTGGTTGGCAGGCTTCGGCGCAGGGCCATTTCCACTCATCGGGTTCCTCCCATGACGGGCGCCGGCGGCCCCATGTCGGGGAGGCGGCTACGGAGACGGCTCAGTCGAGCCAGGGCCGGCGCTCGGGCGGCCGGTTGATCGAGACACGCTTCTTCGCCGCGTTGCCCTCGGCGGACGACTTCCGCCGGTGGCACGTGTACGGGGGCGTGTTCTGGTGGATCCAGTCCAGGTTCTCCTGGCGGTGGTCGTCACCGCGGACGATGTGGTCCAGCTGGTCGCCGCCGGGGCGGCCGCAGACGTGGCAGATGTGCTCCGGGTTCCGGCGGTGCGCCTCAGCGCGCAGGGCCTCCCAGTTCGGCGGGAGCCGGCGCCGGCGGTTCGAGCCGGCCCAGCCCCCGGGCATCAGACGACGGTGGCCTGGAAGGTCACCGAGGCGGTCGAGGCCTTGAACACCAGCGTGCCGCCGAACACCGCGGCGTCGAAGCCGCCGAACACCTTCGAGTCACCGGCGGCCAACGTCACGGTGTAGTCCTCGACGGCGAAGCCGCCGACCGTGCCGGGCGTGGTGAACACGACCGTCGCGCTGGACGCGTCGGTGTTCTTCAGCGTCAGCTGGAGCGAGTGCGTGTTGCGCACCTGGTTGCCGTTCGTGGCGTCGCAGGCCGCCGCGGCGGTGAGCGTCTTGCCCTGGTCGGTGATGACGTCGGGCGTGATCGAGGTCGGAGGAGTAGGCATCAGTGGCCGCCCTTCTTGTTGTGGGCGGACTCGCCCGGTGCGTGTCCCGGCCGCGCGCCGGTGGCTTCCTGGTGGAGGTTCGAGCAGAGGCCCTTGATCTCGTGGTCCGGCAACGGTTTCCCGCCGCCCTTCGTCACGGCCTCCTGGATGAGGCGCACGCAGCGATCGAAGTCGCCCGGCGTCCCCCAGCGGATCTTCGCGGCGCCCTCACCGGTGCGCCAGTACGACTTCAGCCGCTCCGTGGCGTTCGGATGGGCAAACTCTCCACCAGCCACGGGCAACCTCCTAGTCGTCGCAGCGTTGGTAGCCTCCGCGGACGATGTCGGAGGCAGCGGTCAACATGCCGAGTTGGTCGATCCACGAGCACGACTCGGACGAGGCGATGCCCAGGCTCACGCGGCCGTTGGCGTCAACGACCTTCGTCACGACCACCGCGTCGGAGATCAGGTCGCCGTCTTCCAGGTCCTGCTCCACGCCGAGCGTGTCGAGTAGCTGGCCGATCCTGCACGCGCTCATCAGCGGCGCACCAGGCGGTCGAACAGGCGGCGGAACGGGCCGCGGCGGCGGAACTCATACCGCGGAGCCGGCGACGACCAGTCGTGCTGGAGGCAGTCCTCGGGGCACCGGGTGCCGTCGGTGTGCCACCAGGTGAACGTCGCGGTGTCGAACTCCAGCGACATCTGCGGCGGGTACTCGAAGCGCCTCATGCGTAGCCCCTCTGTACGGCCCGCTCGGTCGACTTGCCGATGCTGGTCCAGGTACCGCAGGCGTTGCAGCGGTACCGCTTGTACGAGCCGAGTCGCGTGTGCCGGTAGCCGCGCGACTGGAAGTGGTGGGCCCCGCAGTTGGGGCAGGCGAATGGATCCCCGTCGATCAGCCCGACGTGCGGGTGGTTGTGGATCCAGGGCAGCATCTTGACGTACAGGTCCTCGGTGAGGGTCACGTCGCGGCGGTTGTACTTGCGCATCAGGTTCTGCGCCTTGACCTCGCCGCGCATCACGCCCAGCCACAGGTCGAAGCCGCCGGTCTCCAGCTTGCCGCCGAGGTTGCCGTCCTGCGCCACGAAGTCCAGCTTGTTCGACAGGAATCGAAACTTGCTGCGGGCGATCTGGAAGAGGTCGACCTGTTGGTACGGACTCGGGGGAAGCATGTCGGCATGCCAGAATTCGCGGTTGATCGCCGGCATGTCGAACCGCTTGCCGTTGTAGTGCACGATCACGTCGGCTTCATCGAGAAGGTCCCAGATGATGTCGAGCATCCCTTGACGCCCGTCGATCCATTCTGCGGTGAAGCTGACCTTCTTCTCGCCGTACCACTTGTATGCCATGCAGGTCATCTCGCCGACCGCTTCGACCTGCTTGAGTCCGATGTTCTGTTTCCAGAGGCTCCAGACCCATCCGAGGGAGGGCGTCGTCTCAATGTCCAAGATCAGGATCTTCGCCATCAGGAACGACCCTTCTCGGGGTGTCGTTCCCTCCGCCCGACCCGGAATCCAACCGGGGCATGCCGGGGTATTTGCCGGTGCTCTGGCACTGAGCTATCGGGCGGAGGGACGGTTGTGAGTCGCCCACGTCAGGGCGGCGGCGGAAACGACTCCGCCGGCGATTGCAGCGACGATGGGGGCGTAGAAGATCGCCCAGGCCGGGACCTTCACGTGCACGGGTGGATCGGGAAGCCGTGCGACACGCCGGGCGTGGTGCCGAGCCCGGTCGGGTGCGGGTCGGTGATGACGCGCTCCTGCCCGTCGGGGAGCTTGACCCCGATCTTCATCTCCGGCGGCGGCGCCAGCTCTGGGCTTCTCGGCCATCAGCTGCGCCAGCCGCATCCAGCCGTCGGCGATCGCGAGGTGCTGGTCGCATGTGGCGGCGGCTTCCTCGGCCTCCAGGAGCATGTCCGCGGCGTTCTGCGCGGCGTCGACGGTGCCGATGGGATTCGGCCCTGCACGGAGCGTCATGCGGTGGAACCCTCCTGACCTGCGGGAAGATAGTCTGATCTCCCCCCACGAGTCACCCTACGTGTTCGAGCTGGGGCGCGGCAGGGGTAACCCCTCCGAAATGATCTTGGCCGGTGATGTGCGCCGCGAGCAGCCCGATCGTGTCCCGGTCCCACGTCGAGCCGCAGTGCGTGCACAGCGCGTTGACCTCGACCAGGTGCACGTGCAGCGAGTCCCGCTGCTCGCAGGCCGGGCACGACGCCCGCGGCCGGAACGGCGGGGTCGTCCAGCCGGTCACGATCCGGGCCCAGGTCACCCAGCGGCCGGCGTCGCGGGCCAGCAGCTCCAGCTCGTCGACGTCGAGGCGGGAGCAGTCGCCGACGAGGTGCCGCAGCTCAGCTTCGAGGCGGTCCAGCTTCGTCTTGCCGCGCCAGGACCGGACGCCGGCGTGAATGGCGCGCAGTCGATCGATCGCCTGGAGATTCACCGGCGGCTTCGAGCCGAACGTGTCGAACGAGCCGCCGTCGTCATCGACCGCCGGCGACATCCCGTCGGTCGACTGGTCGCGCATCTGATCGAGCAGCGACGGGAATTGAATTCGATGCGATCGCGTCTGCAATTCCTTTCCCACCTGGATCGTGTACGGCTGCACGTGAGTCGACGGATCGACCAGGGCGTCGACGTCGGAGGTGATCCGCTGGGTCAGCGTGTCGCGGTCGCCGGTCATCGGCTCTTGACCTTGATCGACTTCTCATCCGCGGCGGCACCCCGGGGACCCGGCCCCCCGACCGCCCCTCCTTGCAGTTCCTCGGTTCCCCCCCTACGGGGGGGGAACCGCAGGAACTGAAGGAGGGAGGGGGGCCTGGCAGGGTCCCCGGCCCCGGAGGCGGGAACCAACGGGAACCGAGCGGGAACCGAGTGAAACTGGCCCCTGACCTGCGGAAACGCTGAAATCAAGATCCACTCCTGGTGTTCTCGATCTTGGGAGGGCGGGTGGTTGATCTTGGCCGAAAATAGGGACGACCTTCATTCAGCCGGCAATTCGTTGGCGTCCGATTTGTCTGCTGGGAACCAACGGGAACCAAACGGGAACCAAGTCGGCACGCCTCTGACCTGCGGAAACAACTCTCGGTGAGCAACGCTACCTAAAGTGAGGTTGAAGCGGCAGGGGCAACCCCTCCGAGTTTTGGTTCCCGTTGGTTCCCGA